GAGGTCGCCATCCACGACACGCCGCGCGTCTGCCCGATCCGGTCGCGCCGGTAGCCGTGGATGATGCGGTCGGCGGGGATGCGCTCCTCGCGGACAGGCGCGGCGGCGCCGAGCTGGTAGTCGTCGGGGTGGCGGGTCTTGACGTAGTAGGCGACCGGGCGGCCCTCGCGCGTGACCTCGACGCCCATGCGGATGAGGTTGCCGTTGGCGAGGACGTCGTTCTTCTCCTGGTCGATGAGGTCCGGGTCGAGGAACTGCAGCCGGAAGCGGTAGGCGTTGGCGTTGTCCTCGACCATCAGGACGAAGCATTCGCCGTCGCGCGCGACGGTCTCGATGAAGAGCTTCTGCGCGTCGACCCACGACAGACCGCCGTCGACCGTGCAGGTGCCGACGCGGCCCCAGTCGGCGAAGGCGCGCTCGAGGAGCTGGTTCGCGCCTTGGTCGAGGCGACCGTCAGGCTCGCGCGCGCGAACCTGCAGCTGGATGCCGCGCGGGCCGACCACGTTGGTGGCAATGAGGTCGAGGTAGCGCCGCGCGTAGTCGTTGTTCTGACAGAGATCGCGGCTGCGTGCGCGGATCTGCTTGAGCGCGTAGCGCAGATCGCTGTCCGCCGACTTCGGCAGCGTCAGCCAGTCGGAATAGAGGCGGCCGGTGTTGGCGGCCTCGAAGGCCCGACGCGCCGGTTGGCGCTTCGGCTTGGCGCGGAAGAAGTCGAGGATGCTCACCGGGTGAACCTCACGCGGATCTGCTGGTTGGTGCCGAGACCCTTGCGGAGCTTCTCGGCTTGGACTTCGCGGTTGATCTCAGCCTTGAGCCGGTCGCGCTCCTCAAGGAGATCGGTGCGGTTCCAGCGGCTGAGGCTGCGCCCGGCGATGGAGTACGACGCCGCGGACAGGTTGCTCGGGTCCTTGAGGTAGGCCTCGATGTTGTCGAGCATGACCTGCGCGGTGCTGCGCGGGTCGTCGGTCGAGGTGGCGCGGTTCGCCTTGACCTCGAAGCTGCCGTAGCCGATCTCCGCGCGCGCGCTGTCGCTGGTGCGCGTGATGAAGGCCGACCACTGGTAGCGCCCCGGCTCGTAGGTCGCCGTCACCGAGGACGCCACCTCGACGACATAGCCGTCGGCGGTCTCGCTGGCGGTGATGGCGATGCGCTCGCCGGTGCGTTCGCGGCGCGCGACGTAGGACAGCGCGTAGTCCGCCGTCGGGTAATCCGTCACGAGATCCGGCCGCCGCCACGCCCAGCGGTCGCCCGCCTGCAGCAGCGTCGGCTCGGTCTGCGGATAGTTGGCCGTGTCGAAGACGTTAGCCACGGGTCACGCCCAAGGCAGCTTCGGCGCGACGACGGGCGGGTTGCGCTGCGCCTCAATCTGCGCGGCGAGGCTCGCCTCGGCGGCGGCCTTGTCGACGCCGCTCATCCACACCCAGTCCAAAACCTGAGCCTCGGTCAGTTTGTCGAACGGGGTGTAGGTGTCGGGAGCCTCCTCCGGCACGGAAAATGAGCAAGTGCCGTAGACGCTCGCGTGGTAGTCGCCGTCGCTTGCGTTCGCGCGCCAGTACGCGGTGACCGCGTAGTTCTTCACGCCGTCGAGGTTGGGGATGCAGTCGAGCCGTTCGATTTTCCAAGTCATGTCCATGTGATGCTCCTTACCAAGTCGCATGCGCGATTCGCCGCCACGTGTTCGTCGCGGTGCAGATGTAGAGGTAGTTCGCGTCCCAGCAGATGTCGCCCGCGTTGCCCGCAGCGTTCGCGCTAGCCGGGGTGCGCGCCGTTCGCAGACGCATCGTGTCGGCGTTGACATCGAGGAGCGCCGTCGGACTCGCCGTGCCGATGCCGAGGTTGCCAGTACTACCAACAAGCCGCATCCGCTCCGTGCCAACATACTGCCAAACATGGTCAGCAGTTGCGCCGCGCGCATCGTAAAAAAACAGTCCTGTTGAGTCTATACCAATAAAATTGGAGCCGCCCGAGTTTGAGAACACCCAATCAGCCTGCGAAGCATTCCCCGTTTGATTGCGAAGGCGCGAAAGGCCAGTTGCGGTATAAACATCCAACTTGNNCCACCCGTAGACGCCGCCAGCGTGTCGGCGGCGGGACTCCACAGACCCGTATTCAGGTCGCCCGTGAAGGTGTACGACGGCGTGCCGACAGCGCCGAGGGCCACCGGCAGCGTCGCGCCCGTCGCACCGGCCTGCACCAGCGCCTGCGGCGTCGCCTTCTTCGTCTCCGTCGCGGACGTGTCGACGATCGGCAGGAAGTCTGCGGTGACCGCTACGTCAGCCTGCGCAAGCGTTGTGAGTTGGGAGATCTTCTTGTCAGCCATGCTGATACACCTCGGCGTTTAACGCCATCCGTTCAACCATCCGCCAGGACGCCCCGAAGGGCGCCGCGCTGGCGGTCGCCGCAGCACCTGCGCTGCCGGCTCCGTTTTCACCTGCTGCACCTGCCCCGGCGCGGCCACCTCAGCGACCGCATCCGCCACGGACGCAGCGCCCGCTCTTGCTCCGAGCACCATCGGGCCACCGCGACCGATGAAGGCCGCGTAGGCGTAGACCGCACAATCGAGCGCCTCGGTGCGCACACCGGCAGCGCGCGGCTTGTACGACCGCATGCGCCGCCCCTGCACCACGCGCCAGATCAAGGTCTCCGAGGTGAGTTGCTCGAAGTAGCCCTCATCGACCGAGGCCGGGAAGTGCACATAGCCCGCACCCGGCTCCACGACGCGCTTCAAGCGCCCGAAGAAGACATCCTTGGCCGTGTCGACGCCGACGATGTAGAGCTGGGCGCTGGTGTGACCGGCGCGACCCGCGCGCTTCGGGAAGATGAGCCGCCCGAAGCCGCCCGCACCCTTCACCGCCCACAGCCGCCGCGCCTTGCGCCGCGCAGCGTAGGCGTAGACCTGCTGCGTGAAGTGGCCGCCGGAGTCGATGCAGCCCGCCTCGATGTTGAGCGCGCGGCCATCTTCACGGGCTCGGGGCCGCGAGAGGAATGCGTCCAGATCGGCCCAGAGCGACTCGCTGCCCGGATCCCCCGGCAGCACCTGGTGCTCGATGAGCCATGACTCCTCGTCGCGGCCCCAGCCCCACACGCTCGCCTCGAGGCGGTCATCCTGCACGTCGACGCCGACGGTGAGCAGCACCACGCCGCCCGGCACCGACTGCGCCGTGTACGGTTCGCGCCGCGCCGCGAGGCCGACCGCCTCGACACCTTCACCGCGCTCCTCAAAGGTCTCGCCGAGCGAGGTGTTGATCCACGTCTGCAGCGTCTCCGGCAGCTTCTTGGCCTGCACGAAGGCGACCGCCATGTCCGCCCAAGTCGACCACGGCGAATAGAGCTCGCTGATGTGGAACGAGGCGATGCCGCGGCTCTCGCGGCTCGCTCGCCACTCGCCGGCGCGCAGCATCTCGGGCTTGTCGGCATCGGTCAGCTCGGCGCCGCACGCGACGCAGGCGTAGACCGCGAGCTCAGGCTGCCCGTCAGGCCAGCGCACCTGCGACCAGACGAGCCGCTGCAGCTCGCCGCAATGCACGCAGGGCACGTGGTAGAAGCGCTGGTCGCCGGACTCGAAGCCCGACTCGATGCGCGACGAGCCCTTGATGGTCGGCGTCGATCCTGCGAGCACCTTGCGATTCCAGAAAGTTGCGGCTCGCTTTTTTCCCAGAGAAATGGGGTCGCCCTCGGTACCGGCCGAGGCCGGGTAGCGGTCGACCTCGTCGAAGAGTACGATGCGGATCGGCCGCGAGGCCAACCCCGCCGGCGAGTTCGCGCCCGCCACCGTCAGATGGCCGCCGGCGAACTTCTTGTGGAGCAGCGTGTTGCCGCTGTCCCTCGAGCGCGGGTCGGCGATACGCTCGGCCAGCGCCGGCGTGTCGCGCACCATCGGCGCAAGGCGGTCCTTCGACCAAGCCTCGGCCATCTCGAGCGTCGGCTGCACCAGCAGCATCGGCGCCGGGTCCTGGTGAATGTGGTAGCCGATGACGTTGTTGAGGATCTCGGTCCAGCCGA